TAGTGCTGCACGTAGGTAGGACAAGGCCGCAGCCTTTAGTTGCTCTTTCATTTATTCGCTCTTTTCTAGCCCTAATTTAGTTATTAACTCTGCAACCTTTGCAGGGCCAATACTTATCTCAAAGTGCATTTCATCTTTACGGTTTTTGTAATCTCCGCCCCAGGTCAGGCCGTACTTTTTAGCCAAAGCACGGATCATAGGTACCTTAGCTGCATCAAACGTGCCTACCTTTGCTAGCGGATGCTTTGTAGCGTTGAGGTCTATAGCTGTGCCGCTTGCGTGGTTACTAAGTTTACCTGGCACACCTCTTACGTCTCTGTAGGCATAGCCCCAATCATCAAACGTGCCGCCCTCTATTGGCTCTATTAGCTCGTTAAACTCTTTAGCAAAGTTAATAAGCAACGGCGCTACCTTTTCAGCACAGCGAATTTTTAGGCTTGTGCCCTCTACCTTAAAAGGCTTCACTCCTATTTCGGCCTGGTCCTTAGATGCTGGCCAGCCGTTGTAGCTAGTCTGCATTTAACTTAGCAGTAGCTTTGCTTCATCGGCAGTTAGGCCAAGTGCTGCAAGTTTATTCATCGAAGATGTCGCTTTTCTAAGGCTTCCATTTGCTCTTTTGTTGGTTTCAAATCGCCTGGCAAATTTTTCCCGTCGGGCGCAAAAGGTTCATTTTCGTCGTAAGCGGCGATTGCCAATTTTGCCCAAATTTCGGCTTCTTCATAACTATCAAAAGTATCTCCATTGGGATAAGTCGGTTGATACCAAAACGGGATTCTGTCGCCGTCGTTAAATATGCTAACTGCATTTTCACTATCTATTGTGTATCGCATTTTTTCTCCTAATTTGCAATATATGCTGCTTTTGTTGTTCCTTCGGCCATAGCAACATATTTAGTGCTGCTTGCTGCAACGCAACCCCAAGGTGCAACTGAAGGTAATTTTGTTAAAGTCCAAGTAATGCCGTCGGGAGATGTCACTGCTTTATCAGTACCACCTTTGACCGCAACAAATTTTCCGTTTCCATACGCAAATGCACCATAACCGCCTGGTGACGGCATTGATCGTTGTGTCCAAGTTGCGCCATTATCAGCCGAGGTTGCAGAAACTGTGTTATCACCACACGTTGCAAATATACCGCCGCCATAAGCAATTCCAACATAGCCGTCACTTGTTGGTAATGTGCTTGCCGTCCAAGTAATGCCGTCGGAAGAATAGGCCGCTTTGTTGTTGTAGTAACTGACTGTGACAAATCCGCTTCCACCTGCAATTCCGTACCAATAAGCAGACGAAGGTAAAGTGCGATTTGTCCAAGTGTCTCCGCTATCGGTTGATGTGGCAGCAGAGGAGGCATTATTTACGACTGAAGCAAATGTTCCAGAATTGTAACCAATTGCAATGTAATTGTCTCTTATGTTTGTTGTTGGTGCGACCCAAGTAATTCCGTCTGAAGACCTTGAAAATGATTTAGTGCCACTGCCTGCATTGAAAGAGCAGGCAACAAAATAGCCACCACCACCGACAACACCACGCCAACTTTGGCCGTTGTTTAAGGTTCTTGCCGTCCAAGTAATGCCGTCGGTTGAGCTTGCGGCACTAGTGCCACCTTCTGCTACTACTACGAATTTGCCATTGTCAAAAGTTGCACCAATCCAATTAGCGGAGGAAGGTAAAGTAGCAGCCGTCCATGGTGCAGCTAAGTTGCCACTTATTGAACTGGCAATAATTCCCAACATTGGTGTCATTAGGCAATATCTCCAAACACAATCCAAGAATTAGCAGCTAATTTTTTACAGGTTGCACCTGAGTTAACCACACGCAATTTAGGTATCGAACTTGTTGCACCCGTACTAATAACTGTTGTAGTGCCTGGCGTTACAGCGCCTATAGTTGGTTGACCAGCGCCAGTAATCCAAAATACGTTAATCTCTGTGCCTACTGCAAAGTTAAAAGTAGCATCTGTAGGTATATTGAATTGCTGCGTTGCCGCATTATTCATTGAGAATATATCGCCTTGGTCACCGTCTGCAAAAGTATAAGCGGCAGTTTTTGCGCTATAAGTTGTAGCTGCTAGAGCTACTGTAGGTACTGGGCCTGTTGGATCTGTGACAGTAATGCCTATGCCAGCCGTTACCCCCGTGACATCCCCTGAAGCACCACTAGCTACCCAGGCTGCACCGTCATAATACCAAGTGCTATTAGTATCTTTAGTGAAAGCAAACTGTCCCTCTTGTGGTGAGGTAATAGCTGAATTACGCGCTGCCTCTGTTGCAAAGACTAGTATGCCTTGCATTAGGTAGCCGTTAGTATCTGCCGCCGTAAGTACCTCGCCAGTCGTAAAGGTCTTAAAACCTAATCCAGCTGCCATAGTCCTATCTCCTTAATAACTTAATACGCCGCTGTCAAGCAAACCGTATATTGCTGAGTTTAGTATAAAGCCGTCAATAATCGGCTCTAAAGTGGTAAGTGTTGTCTTCCAGCTATTAGGCGTAATGCTCATAGCAACGCCAAACACCTGCAAAGTCTTAGTTAGCGTTGATCCGCCAGGCTGGTTAGTTGTAATAGTTACAGGGTCAAAGTAGTCAAGGCTAAGGGCTGCAATTATGCCCGTATTGTAATTATCGGTGTAAAGGTCTAGCTGTATAGCATCGCATCGGATGCTAGTTTCAGCCCTAGATGCAACGTATGCCTGTGCATAATCTAAGGCCACGGCATCAGTTTGCATAAGTAAGTTTTGCTGGTTGTAGCTATGGATAAAGTACTTAGCTATGCTAGCTGCATCGTTAGCCGTTTGAGCCGTGCCACCTGTACGGGTGATGCTGGCTGAGTTGTAAACTAAAGTATCGTCCAGGCGCCACACCGCATTAAAGTAACTAATATTTGTGCCGTTATCGTTAAATACTGTAGGCGTAGCCCCTGTACTGCCAGCCGTTACTGATCGGTCTTGGAAAATAAAACTGCCTGCGGCATCTACATACAAAGCGCCATACTCACTAGTCTCTACTGTCTGCATAGCTGCAAGGCTTGTGCGGGCCGTGCCTGGGTCTGCCTGCATAGTCGTAAGGCCTGCATCTACGTCACGCATAGAGGCGGGCCAAGAGATAGCATCTAGCAGGTTATTTATTCTTGCACCGCTGAGCTGACCCGCTGAGGTTCCCGCTACTGTACTGATCTGTGCGTTTTGTGCCAGCCTAAAAGCATCTACAGCCGTGATAGTTGTATAAACTACATCGGTAGCATTTTTAGGTGTACTGGTTTGGTAACTAGTAATAAAGCCTGAAAAGATAGGGTAAGTAACAGCGCTGTATGTAGCCGTAATCTGTACTTTACGCATAGGCGTTAATAAGTTGAAATACGGCCCTGTAGGGTTTTGTGGGTTAAAATCACCGTTTTGGTCAACAATACGCATAGTAAGGGTGCCCGTTTGAAACTGGTCAGCTTGTGCGTTACGTCCGCGCTTAGTCTCTATGCTGTCTACTTGGTTAGATACGTCCACGATTACGCTAGCGCTATCTGCTAACACGTTAGTACCTAATAAACCTGAGTCCAAAATCATAGATTGTGCGAAGCTAGGGCCCGTTGAAAAGTTAATTACCGCATTTACTATAGGTACTGTCATATTGCCCCAGCAAAATTAAGGTTATTGCCAAACCTGTTATTTTCTTGTACTGCCGTTTGGACTACTTCTATGAGTCCGCTTGTCTTGTCCACTACGGTTACGGTTACGTTGCCTGCGCCATAGCCTGCGCCTGTGTTCATATTGGCACTATAGCCGCCAAAGTCTCCTAGTTTTCTTTGGAACTCTACTAAGGATAAAAAGTCTGCATAGTTTTGTGCATCTAAGGTATCTGCCATTACATTGGCTAAAGTTGTAACGGCATCTGAGTATTCTAAAATGGCTTCTATTGACTCATTACCTGTTAATTTATCTAATACTGGCTGACCCACAAACGGATTGCCCTTGTCGCCGCCTTTGTCTGCACCTGGAATAGTTATACCTGGCAAGGTGAGCGTAGGAAACTTAAACTTCGCTAACAGGTCAAGGGCAGCTTGTAGGTTAGCTAGGTTAATTAAATCAGTTGACTTCATACTAGCTAAGACCCTGTTTATGTCAAGCAGTTTTACATCCTGGCGTTGCAAAACGTTAAGTATTTTTAAGTCCTCGTTTAGCTTGGCCGTAGCCTTTACTATGGCTGCCTCATCTTTTGAGGCTATAGCATCCTCTAGCGCGGCTATATCTTGCTTAACTTTAAGGCGCTGTACATCGTTTGCTATAGCCAGTATCTGTGAGCCAGTAGTGGCTTTGCCTAGCGCCTCAGCCTGACCAATAAGGGCTGCATTAAGTTGGATTTTATCCATATCAAAAATATCTGTGCCTTTACCTAAAGCTAGATTAGCCCCCACCATTGCCTTTTCTAAAGCAGCTGTCTCTTTCTTTTTCTTTAGAATATCGGCGGCGCTCTTAGCTTGAGACTTGGCTAAAGCTGCTAGCTCTTTGTTTCGTTTCACAGCTGCCGCATCGGCTGCTACGGCGGCCTTGCGATCTCCTGGGCTTTGCTGGCCGTAACCAGTCCTTATAGGTTTTACGCCTTGTATCTCTTTAAGTAACTCCTCTGCCCGTTGAGGGCTAAAGCGACCCAATACATTACCGACTAAACCAAAAGCGCCTTTAACTATGCCTGCACCTGGGATGCTAGCTATCTGCTCTTTTAGATATACAACGCTGTCTATAAAATTAGCTAAAGACTTAGCCGCGTTTGTAATATCTGTGCCTACGTTAGCTATGCCGTCACTACCTGTTAATGAGTCAATAGCGCCTAATAGGCTTACGCCTATAACTTCTGAGGCATTAGATGAGGCAGCTGCGAGTAAAGACATCTGCCCTGCGTAGGTATTAAGGGCTGCCTTACCTGATCCTGCAAAGCGCTCGTTTAGTAAAGCTATAACATCATCGAAAGACATAGCTTTAATCTCGGCCTGTGTAAGCCCTAAATTAAGCTGCCTAAGGCCTTTTGTATTGCCTACGTAAGCCTGACTTAATATGTCAATAGTTGAGGCGTAATCTAAGCCGCTGCCACTAGAGACATCAAAAGCAAGA